TATATTCTCTCGCGCAATGTCGGCCAGTTCATCAAGCGCGTCGTTGATAATGGTCTCTCTATCTTCATCGGTTGGAAGGACGGAATACGGCGCGGCGACGTCTGCTTCTGCGCGTGTGTCGGTGTCGGTGTCGTAATCGCCGCCACTATGGTTGTCATTATATTCGCTATCAATGATTTTAGCATTTTGCTCTTGAACCATCGTCACATATACAATCAATAGAAAATGCGTTTATATTATTGTTTGTTATGAAGAATAATATAATGTTAATCAATTTATTATTATATTCGCGTATAGTAGCATTCGATTACTCTAATCATCCAATAATCTATTAGGTTTCATATGGTCGGTGCTGGTTTACTCCCCGCGACCATCCATAAAGGCGTGATTTATTTATTATTCGGCCGTGAAAATGAACTCAACGATACACCTGGTTGGGCTGATTTCGGAGGTGGGTCGAAATCAAATGAGACGACATTAGATGTCGCTACGAGAGAAGGTAGTGAAGAACTAAATGGTCTTTTGGGTTCACAGACCACGTTAAAAAAGGTTGCGGTAAGGCATAAAATCGCCGAGTTGAAATACCACGAATACACCACCATCGTGTTTAAAACTGAATACGACGAAAAATTAGAAGAATATTATTTGAATAATTACAAGTTCTTCGAGAAATATTTGCCGGGCGCAAAGAAAAATCCGCATAATGGCCTCCTTGAAAAGTCAGAAATCAAATGGTTCACGTTTGCTGAACTGCGGAGGGCCCGTGGGAAGTTTAGGTCATTTTACCGGAATATGGTAGATATTATTTTGGAACACGAAGACGAAATCACGCGGAAACTTCGTAAGCCGATTTGTGGGCCGCGATGTAGTTTCAAAGTGGCGCGGGGCGGAGCAAAGAGGGGTGGCAATAGTCGGCGGCGTTATAGAATGAAAACTTCATCGCATCGGAGAAATCGTTCTTTGAAAAAATCGACGTAAATTAATCGGCTGCGGCTGCGGCTGTGGCTGCGGCTGCGCCTGCGGGCACATTGTCCGCCGCCAATTTCCGCTTCTTCGACATACTCGTCGTAGGTGCGAGTGATTTCAATGTAGATTGACGCTTTTCACATCGTTTAAGCGTGAATTTTTTAAACCCCGCATTATAAATCAAACACGGAATGCTTGTGATGAGCCCGGTTGTCTTATCATAAATGACATCCTTCGCTCGCATTAATTTCTTTTGTTCTAACGCTGCGACAAGAAACTGATACAATCCGGTGATTTCTTGGTCGCTGTGATTTTCTTTATTCCCGTGTCGTGTAGCAAACTCTTTTAGTTTACACACTTTTGCGGATTTATCTAACTTGTTCCACGGGTCGCTTTTAGTTGCGTTCTTTTCGTTTTCAAGGATATTATCAATGTTCGGGTTGGTCGCAATATCCGGTTTCAGCATACCATAATTGCCAGTGAGGAGCATATTTTTGTAATTGATGTTTTTAAGTGCGGCGTCATCAGGTTCGTTCGCGGCGGTGGCAGTGGGCACAGGCGCAGGCGCAGGCGCAGGCGCAAGAGTAAGCGTTTCAGTTGCAGCGGCAACGACAGGCAGTTCAGTAACAGCGGCAGCGGCAGTAGCAGTGGCAGTGGCAGCGGGAGCAGATTTACGAGGCATTGTAAGTAGTATACATAATATACAAAGATGACTTAAAGTTGTTTTTTGTATAGTATGGTGAAAAATATTGTGATGAGCATCAATTCGAAGCATTTCAAAAAAAATTGAAATGCTTTTTCTACAATCTATCAAATACAGCGTATCAGCAAATCAACGAATCAGCAATGAGCAGTGAACTGTTAGTCAATCAAGCCGGCACAATCCAGAACCTTCAATTTCTTGGATTTACGAATACCAGCGCGTGGGGAGAACTTATCGACAACTCAAACGACGCCGGAGCAAAGGAGGTGATAATCGGGATTTTCAAATGGAGTGATGAAGACGGGAATACACACTATGGATACTACATCGCGGACGATGCATCGGGAATGACAAGACAAAAACTCCGCGAATCGTGCAGAGTGAACAACCCACAAAGCATCAACGGTCAATCATCATTTGGTGACAAGAGCGGACGATTCGGTGTGGGTGGTTCGGCCGCATTGAATGTGATTTCAAAAACGTCGTCGGGCTCCATCCAAAAAATCACGAGGTCAATGGAATCTCGCGACCTTTTCGCGGTTGAAGTGAATTACAACACTGACGAATCGTTACCAACGGCGCATGAAGCTTCCAGACGACAGGAAGAATTCTGGTTGCGTTTGGCTGTTCGGCCATCTGGAACTGGTACCCTCATCATCGGCGAGGTCGACGAAGCGACCTATGCGGAAATACAGCATCTGATGACCGACAAAACAATTCACGGTTTGCCGTGGTATATCGCGGATACGTTTCATCACAAGATTGAGGCCGGGCTAACCATCGGTATACGCGCCATTGATGATACCGCTGCCGCTCCTACAGTTGTGGTTCCATCATTTAATTCGTCTGGTTCTCTTGATGACGCGAGAGTCACTCGCGAGTCGCACGATGTCCTGATTCTCAAAGACAAAACAACTGGCGAAATCAGATTCGCGGAACGCGATGATGGCGGTGACGAGTTCGTGCGTTCACTGCCATTGAATACCAAGGCCAAGCTCAACACCAAATGGAATTCACTACGACTTGACTCATACGTCATCATTGGAATCGTTCAAATTGACCTTGCATTTTCGCAGGAATGGGACGATATACACGGCGAACAAACTCGCGGTCAATTTGAGACGGGCAAACTCGCCGACTTCAGAGAGAAGACCATCGTGAGACGATACACGCGCAGTGGCAGATGTGTTATCAGCTTTCCCACGCCGAAACGAAAACAAGGCGACAAGGCAGCGTATCCGTTTCACGAAAATGTGATTCAAGAAATCGTGATGCCTGCAACCGAAGTCTCCGACAAGATTTTCGGAACACAAGTCAACAAGTCGCTGCTGGACGAAAAGAAGATTCACTCGGAACTCAAAAAGCTCATCGACCATCTGTCGAACGTGTTTTCAGACCGTCTCTACAAGAAGAACGTGCCGGAAGCACAAAGAAAGAAGAAGAGCCTGGCGTCCGATGATGCTACAAGCGTCGCGAGCGATGATACAGAGTCTATCTTTGACGATGATGCTGCGTCATTGTCATCGTCAATGAGTGTTCGTTCTCACGCTCGTCGTGCTTCTGCTTCTCCTGCTCTTGCTGGTGGTGGTGCCGCTACAGTGAAGCAACCCAAAAAGACCGCAGTATCATCAACAGCGTCATCACAGCAAAAGCCACCGCAGCAGGAGCAGCAGGAGCAGAAGGAGCAGAAGGAGCAGCAGGAGCAGCAGGAGCAGCAGGAGCAGCAGAATGAGGATGTCGCCATCGCCGCCATCGCTGCCGCCGCCGCCGCCGAACAACCACCTGTTATATCCAATGTGCCATCACACACTGCGTTGCGAATCACTCGTTCGACTGGACTTACATACCTCGCAACATTATACGAGGAACAAGACATCGCCAAATGGTTGTGCTGATTGATGAGCTCATCCGCGAACAACAAGACCGTATGTCACGAACCCAAGTGGATGTGTTCCTGATGTTTATGCAGCCCGCCGACAAGTATCGGATGTTGACACACTTGTTGGAAAGGGGGTCGCCGGATGACTTTATGAAAGGAGGCAGCACGTTGTATAACGTGTATCATCAGTATTACTCGGAATAAATACAAATCATACGGGGATGGGGATACAAAAATGAAAAAGAAAAGAGAAGAGAAAAGATAAAAGAGAAAAGAAAAAAAGAAAAAAAGAAAAAGAAAAGAAAAAATATTTTTTTACAATGGTCGAATCAATCCAGATGTGCGAATTGGTGGCACGGTAAACGTAACAGGGGAATCACGTGGCTGGATGATGGGCATCGGCAATGACGACTTAGGTTTCGGCGCAGGGCAGCGATTGAAGTTCGTGGTGTTGCCATTGAACGCGTTGATGTTTAGAGAGAACTTCGCGTCGGGGGCAGCGGCGGCGGAGGCGGTGGCGCAAGACACGCAGAAAGCAGCAGAGGGGTTCAAAGACATTTTATGATATAACGCAATATTTTTTATTTATATCATATGCGCCGCAATCACCGACCGACCCCATCATCAACGAATAAATTGAAATCCTTTTTCTAATTCTATAAATGTCATCAATCGAACAGACACGACACGACGCGACACGACACGACACGACACGACACGACACGACAATAATGAACCTCTTCATTCTCTCGCTTGACCCAGCCAAAACCGCAGAATATATGATGGATAAACATATTGCTAAAATCATCCTGGAAGCTGTCCAGATGTTGTGCACTACCCAGCGCCTTCTCCTTCTTCAGACTTCTACCGAATGCGACCCTTGCGTATACAAAATCGCACACAAGAATCATCCTGTCACCATTTGGTGCCGCGCAGCCCAAGCCAACTTCATCTGGACCCTCGACCTCATCGACGCAATGCACACCGAATGGAAGTATCGTTACGGACACCCAGTACACAAGGAACACAAATCTTATAGCGTAGCCAAGTATTTACGCAGGAATATCCCGCCCGCCGCGGCATTTGAGCGCGTGAAAATCGCAGATACAATGACACCATTCGCGCTTGCGATGCCGGACGAGTTCAAGGTCCGTGTCACCACCGACAACCCAGAAACCGCGACAGCGACAGCGACCGGCACCAGCCACGGCCACGACATCTACGACGCGGTCGCATCCTACCGGAGTTATTATTTGTCCGAACCGAAGCGCCGGATTGCGAAATGGGCGAAACTGCGCGGGATGCCGGTATGGTATATGCGCGGACTTCGGAAGGTGGAGGGGAGCAGGCCGCCGAAATTGGTTCTGCGACGCAGTGGAGGCGCGTGAACTCGCGCGAATATTTAGTATTTTTTATTGTATTGTATTGTATTGTATTGTATTGTATCGTATTGTATTGTATTGTATTGTATCGTATTGTATTGTATAATGAAGAAAATCGATATCATCGGCAAACGTAACCAGGATAAAATGAAACAAATGGCGGACCCTGACACAGTCATTGAGAGAAAGAAACGGGGCAGGGTGGTGGCCGCGCTTCCCGAGGAGATATACGACATATCTCAATCTCTCGTTCTTACGATGTTAAAAGAATCCGTTGCGGACAAATCTCTCGGCGTGTCGTCTGCCGTGTCTACCGCGTCTGCCGAAGTCTTGTTCCGAGAGATTGATGCAAAAAGGAAGGCGTATATTTATCAGGATAAACATCACAAAATCTATGACCCGCGTTATACAGTCACCTCGGACCGAATTGTCGAATTGTTGGTCGGCGCGGAACTTTTATGCCACTACTGCCGAGAGATTTGCCAGGTCGCATACAAAGAAGCGATGTGTAGGCGACAATGGACTTTAGACAGAATCGATAATAACTACGGTCATAATGATACAAATGTAGTTATTGCGTGTTTGGATTGTAATTTGAAGCGTGGAACAATGGACGCCGAGAGATTTCGGTTGGGAAAGCAGTTTACGTTTCGGAAGGTGGAATGATATATAAATTTTATAGATATATATAAAGCACTAATAAACAAACCCGAATTATAAAGATGGTTCGGAAATTAAGTATGAAACGGAAACATATGAGTAGACGAATGAAATCCAAATACAGGATGAAACGCACAAAGAATATTATACGTAAAAATCGGAGTCGGAAGGTAGGGGGTGGATGTGGAAGTTCGACAGCGTGCAGCACACAACCAGAATACACACTGCATAACCTAGTATTTAAACCTCAGTCAGATAATCTTAGCACTTGGGATGTAATGAACGGAGTGAAAATCGAACGTCATATTGATGCAAGCACATCAGCCGGTTTTAAAGTATTGATAGAAAATGATGTAAATGATTCGGGTGTTAATGGTTTAATGAATTGGTTTGATACACAATATATGCCTGCAAATGTTAGCGAAGATGAAAAATCGAAATTTGACGTTGTATTGAGATTAGATATAGAAATAAGTAACCCTTTTAAATTGGACGAGAGTCAGATAACCTTTTCAAGTTTACATCAACCAATAGTAGTTTCACCGTTATTATATTTATTAATTATCAGTTGTATAGGGAATATCACGTATGAGAAATCTATAATATGGTTGATTAAACATTATAGTTTAATGAGACCACGTTGTATCCAAAAAACACCTGGTATATCCAGAAATTCCGCTTTACTGGAACACTCCGCAAAATGTTACCCTCAATTATATTTTATTGGGGAAATGCTTAAACGTTGTGTTTCCAAGAATCCAGTTGATACAAATATTTTGAATGAACAACTATATATTTTAATGTTGTTGTTATCAAAAGACCAATTGTTACTAGAACGATTTGATTACGATTCCACAACAAAACTTCATGCATTGACCAATATAGGTGAAGCAATACAACAATTTAATCAAAAAAAATTGCAGTCAAGTTTTTCAGCGACATTATCAAAAATATCAGAAATACATACAATGATGAATGAAATAAACGAATACAAAACAAAACATTATCTCACCGAAGAAAAATTGAGTACTCAAGAACAGGTGTTATCAGATATGTTAGAAAGTGAGATTACGAGAATGGTCTCGTTAAGTCGTGAAATAAATCACGATGCAAAAAAAGAGCTTGATAAAATGGAACAAGATAGGATTGCGAAGGAACAAATAGATAGAGACCGTCAACGATATTTTGATGTTTTTAAACTTGCCCAACAAAAAAAAGATGATGAAGAAGCAGCACGTATAGATTTTGCTCAGCGTAATAAAGATCGCCCTGTTGTAAATGTTGAACCGGAACAAATGTCACAATTACAACAACAATATGTATTATTTTTACAGGGGTGTAAACCAAAAACCGTAACAAAGTTAGATAGTGGTAAGAATTTATATACCGAACTTATGGAATTATATCAGAATCCTAGTAGTATTAAAAGTTATGTACAAACGATACAACCTGTTGGTATTGATTTTCTTATGGATTTTAAATCCCAATTTTGTAGAGAAAATCAAATGGAATTTGCCTTTTTAATAAATGAAACTAACAGCCATTATAAGTTTCAAATTTCTCACGTAACAGAACATAACGAATCATCTGATAATAGGCCAATCCTTTTATTATCTGAGTTCGTTAATGATGAATCGAAAAAGAGAACGTTAAACGAAATTTTTGAACGATATAATATGATAATGGATTCGGTATATGTATCCCCTGTATCGAAGAGGACGGTGAAACACGCACGTCATTACAACATTTATAAACGCAAATTTCTAGTCGATAGTCCAACACAATCTGGTTCTGTTAGGATGTTTAATGATACCGGTTTTAATATATATCTTTATAAATGCGGCCAATAACAATAAACAGTTTTCTAGTAAAGAGTTCATCGTAATAAAACGATATACCGCAATTGCGCATCTATGACTACCAACTTACGCATACAACTTACTATCTTCCACATTCCGTGTCACCTCTTTAATGAACTTGTCCGCATCCAGCAACTCGTTGATATTCTCCGCCCAATTTTTCCGATACCGAAACAGGAACCCCACCAATCCCGCCATCGTAATCGTCTTTTGATGGATGTGGACGTAGAACTTGTCAAACTCGCGGTCGATTTCCTCCGCGGTGAGTTCCTCCTTCCGCATCATATCGCGGAACAGATGCTTGACATCCGTTTTCTTCGGGTAGTTCATATGAATAATCATATCCGTGCGCCCCTGTCGCAACAACGCGTGATCCAGATTTTCCGGATGATTCGTTGTAATAAATGAAATGAGGCCTTTCCGGAAAAACACACCGTCCAACAAATTCAAGAGGTTACTAAATGTGAAACTGCTCTTGTTTTCGGTGGTGCTCGTGCGTTTCTCAAAGAGACAATCAATATCTTCAAAAAGGAGGACGGACTTGGGCGGAATGTCGCGGAAGGCGGCGAGGGCTGTATTGTTATCCACGTCGTGGTTGATGGAGAAGATACACAAGTTATACCCGATTTCTTTACACATCGCCTTGATGATGCTCGTCTTGCCGCTACCAGGTATCCCCGTCAGGAGATAGTTCTTCTTATACGGAATCCCGAACTCGTCGTATTCTTTCTCCTTCTTCAAGAAATCCATAATATCCGCGCGGAATTTCTGTTTCAACTTCTCATCAAAATAAACGGTGTCCAATGTGCGTGATGGGATTTTGTTATAGCGCATCCACTCGCCGTATTTTGACATCACGAACACGTGAAGTTTGGTCTCGTCGCATTCGTTGTTTTCGAGGAAGTTGTCGCTTTCGCGGTAGAAATGGTGGAATACTTGCGGTGAATCTGTGCGAATTGTCATATATTCAAACTTCTCCGCGCCGTCGTGTGTTCCCACAGTGTTATCTTCTTGATGGTAATAAAACAAAAACTCGGCCGTTTGTGCGGGGTCTGTCTTCGTTGCTGGGATGGTGTAGGTATACTTGTAATCACCGTATCCCATATGCGCATAACAGCAGTCGTCCTTGTCGTATCTGTAGGGGCGACGGCGGAGTTTGAGGGGAATTATGTCTGTGCCTACGCAAACGACGTTTTGTATTGTGTGATACATATATAGTAATATTTGATTGATGACACCCGTTGTATTAGTATAATACTCGTATTGACCTTCTGGCATCTTTTTGAGGTCAATCACGATTTTGCTTGTTGTCGTTGTATGTTCATCGTCACTCGAAGATGCACTTTCATTATTTTTACTGGGACAGCTGTTCGGGGAAATCGAGTCGGCGCGTTCGAGAGACATTATGACGTCAAGGTTGATATATCATAACGTAATGTGTTTATATCCCATAACTAAACCTGTGAAACAGGGTATAAACCTAAACAGGTTTAAATACTTTCCCATTATGGTTATTACACGAAACTTCCCCGAATATCCATTCGATGCTTGCCTGTATTCAACCCCCCAAAGACACCGAGTTCGGCCCGGGGCACACACACGCACCCGCGCTCGCACCCGCGCTCGCCCTCGCTCACGGAACCAGCCTTTATAACACACAAAATGACCTTCTGCTTCATAAAGTCCTGCGTTTTTATAACGAAAATGACGGCAAACATATGGAAACAATGCTTTCTGTCATTAATGGGGGGACCAATATTTCGTTGCGTATTATGGACTGGTTCGTCACCAATTATTCCAAGAAACATTATACAGTATACGACCTTGTCGGAACGACGACCGCCACTGCCGCCGCCGCCGCCGCCGCCACCCGTCCGAAACGGTTCAAAGTCTACGTTGATTATAAACTGAAACTCCGTGCGTATTCTAAGAAACGGTTTGACCCATTTTGCCGATGGGACCGCATTAATGTCCCGCATAAAAACGGCACGATGTATATCCAGACGACGTTAGGGCAACTGAATTTCTTTAAATGGGCGATAGAAAATGAAGTGCTGCGATATATTCAGGAGAATTATACAGCGATAGAAACGGATATGAATATTCGGAATAACACCACACGTAAACTGGCGAAATCGCATCAGACGTCGTCGGCTACGGTGGATGGGTTCGTCCTCGCCTCCGGGTTCGTCGTCGCCTCCGGGTTCGTCGTCGCCTCCGGCTCCGACGCTAACTCCTCCTGCGCCTCCAACCACTCCGTCCCCTCCGGGTCCTCCGTAGTCTCCGGCTCCGTAGTCGCATCCAAAGCGAAAGTAGGCGCAACCCCCGGCGCAACCAATAGCATCCCGTCGTTGGGGGGAGGCGGTGTCAAACAC